ACCAGATAATGAAGGCCGACAAGGCGCTCCGACATGCGGAGTGGAAGGCAGAAAAGCTTCTCATTCATTACCAGCCGAAGCAGCGCATCGAGGTCGAGCATTCTGGACCGATGATCCTGGGCTGGGATACCGGCCCGCAATCCTGTCCCAAGTGTGGATGGAATATGGACAACGCCAACGATGATGTGAAAGTGATTGATCATGGCGAGGGATTACAAAGCGGAGTATCGGAAATACCATTCGAAACCGGACCAGAAGAAACGCCGGGCGGGCCGCAATCAGGCACGGCGACAGATGGTCGCCGCCGGCAAGGCGAGAAAGGGTGACGGCAAGGATGTCGATCACAAGGACCGCAATACTGCGAACAATTCGAATTCGAATTTACGGATGCAACCTCAATCTAAAAACTGATCGCGCAATTCAACGGTTGGAAGTCGCCGGCGCTCAACGATAGGAAGCTGACATGGCTCTATTAGGCAAGAAGAAGAAGCCAGCCGCCAAGAAGAAGGCGCCGGCTAAGAAGGCGGAACCGAAAGTCGAGGCGGCGCCGGAACCGGAATTCGAAGGTCGGGCGAAAGATGCCGGGCGGTCGGATGTGGAAATCGAGCATCGGCGCAAGCAGCTTGAGCATTCTAGCAGAGTTACTTAGCCGGGATGATATCGATGACCTGGCGGCGGAAGTTCAATATCTGGACTTCGACCATCCGGTCATCAGCCGGCTTGTATACAAGCTGCGCGAAACTTATCCCAACCTATCCACAGAGCCACCGGCGTATTGCCGGGTTGAACATACGCCCGGCGGGGTTCCTTGGCATACGGATACTGGCACCGCCAGCCACATGGCGTGGTGTGCTTTTTCTGCTCGTGTTTTGCTTACGGAGCCGGAAAAGGATTTTACGGGTGGCGCCTTTTATTTTGCCGATGCGCCGCATAAACCGATATTTGGCTTTGGGGAACTGATGCATTTTCGATCTGATATCAAACATTGCGTTTCGCGGCACAATGGAAACCGGCGCGTTCTTCTGATGTTTTTTGGGGAAGACGATGGCTAGGAAGAAAACCGTCCAGGCGATCACCATTCCCTATCGGCCTCGACCGTATCAAGCTGTGTTCCATGAAAATTCGAAGCGGTTTAATGTGGCAGTCTGCCACAGGCGCTTTGGCAAGACGGCAATGGCAACGAATTGGCTGTTGCAGGATATCCTGACCAACCCAAACAAGGGCGCGCAGGGCGCCTACATTGCGCCGACATACGGCGCCGCCAAGCGAATTGCCTGGGCGATGTTCAGAGAATACGCCGGCGTCATACCGGGCGCCAACTTCAACGAAGCAGAACTAAGGATCGACCTGCCAGACGGCAAACGCATCTGGTTGCTGGGCGCGGAAAACCCCGATGCCTTGCGCGGTATGCGGCTCGATGCTTGTGTGCTTGACGAATACGCCGACATGAATACGCGGCTGTATCCAGAAATTGTTCGCCCGGCACTGTCGGATTTTGGAACCGGCAAATGCCTGTGGATCGGAACGCCTCGTGGCGACAACCAGTTCAAAGACATTTACGATTACGCCGTCCTGATGATGGAGAAGGGCGACCCAGATTGGTTTGCCATGCGGATGCCGGCGTCGAAGACCGGCGTCTTGCTGGCGGCGGAACTTGAAAACGCCCGCGCCACGATGGATGAAAGCCAGTATCAACAGGAATACGAAGTGTCCTGGGCGGCGGCGCTGGTCGGTTCATTCTGGGCAGAGGCGCTCGACCGGGCCGAAGCCAACAACCAGATCGGCAACGTGCCCTGGGATACGAATCTTGAAGTCTGCACGGCGTGGGATTTGGGCATGGCGGATAGCACCGCAATAATCATGTTCCAATTGCACCGCAATGAAATACGGGTGATCGATTGCTACGAGGCATCCGGCGAAGGGCTGCATCACTATGTGAAGGAACTGCGCGAACGGCCATATACTTATGGCCGGCATTTCTTTCCGCACGATGTTCTGGTGCGCGAACTGGGATCGGGTTCCAGCCGGTACGAAATGCTTTCGGCGTTGAACGTCAGGCCGACAGTTGTCGCCAAGTTGTCAGTGCAGGACGGCATCGAAGCCGTGCGCGGCGCCATGCCAAGAATATACTGGGATCGCGAGAACACGATGTCGGTACGCAAGGCGGTGCGACACTACCACCGCACGATGAACGATAGAACGGGAACATGGAACAGCCGGCCCAATCACGATTGGTCGAGCCATTTCTCTGATGCATTAAGATATTTGGCTGTGGGGGTCAGAGATGGTGATGACAACGAAGATATCGCGCTCATGGCGCGGACGGGCAAGCTGACAGATGGAAGGCCCATTATCGATGCCGGTGACGGCTCGTTCGGTTGAAATCGTCCCATCAACGTATGGTGCCGTGGTTTATGTCGCCCGGCGGATGCGGGATTTGGATGCCGAAGAAATCTATCCGCATCTGTGGAACCCAACAGCGGAGAACCTGGCGGCGATGTCAATTGCACATGGTCGCAACTATGTGGCGCTGTGCAACGGCAAGCCGGTGGTCGCATTTGGCGCGGCAGAGCGGTTTCCAAAAGTATGGTCATGCTGGATGTTCGCCACTGATGAATGGCGTGACGTTGCCATGTCGGTCACCAAATATATACGGCGCGAATTCTCCAAGGAGATCGTCGCCACCGGCGCCGTGCGGCTCTATTGCTGGTCGATGGACGGTCACGATACCGCTCATAAATGGTTAGAAGCTTTCGGCTTCATTAGAGAAGCAACCGTCGAAGACTATTCATCGGCCCGCAAGTCATATCATTGCTATTCGATAACCCGATCAAGATTGGAACGTGAAAATGTGTTTTTTTAGCGCACCCGCACCGGCGCCTCAGAAGGAAGTGGCTGCGATCATACCGCCGTCCAAATCTGATCCCGAAGCCGCGCAGGCCGGCGACGATCGCCGGCGCCGCGCCGCTAAATCCAAGGGCCGGAAGTCAACCGTTCTAACATCTGCCTCTGGTGACACCAAAGCGGCGAACATCGGTCGCAGGACGTTGGGCTAATGTGTGGCGGTGATGGCGGCGGTGATGGCGGCGGCGGTAGTGATGATGGTTTGGGCGATGAATTTTCAATGGCGGCAGCGGACAGTGCGCTGACGGCAACTGACGCCGCCGAAAGCTCAGAAACTGACGCCGCCGGAAACTTTACCAGCGCCAACAACGAAGACACCGGCGGAACATATGGTTTTGAAGGAACATCCGGCGGCGTCCAAGGGACCGCCGGCTACAATACGGTAGGCACTCTCGACAGCCTCCAGCATTCGTTCAAGGCGCTGGGGAACTTTGTCAGCGATCAGATCAATAGCACTACGATTGGTGGGCTTCTCGCCAGTACGGCAGTAGGACTTGCCACCGGTGGTTTGGGTTTTCCGGCATCGAAGGGGCTTGGATTTCTCGCCGGCCAAGGCGTCAATGTTCTTGGTCTTGGTGGTCCCAATGCCGGCGAAATTCTTGGCAATACCAATCTGAACGAAGGCGAAGTGTTTGGGACCACGCTGGGGAATTGACATGTGCGGAATTGAAATAAACTTCAAAGGCCAGAAGTCGGATGAATCCGATGTCGATTTCGAAATCATGCTGGTGGCAACCTGATGTGTAACGCTCAATTGATTAATGCCCGGCAACAGATCGGCAAGAACGCCGGTGCATTCGGATCGCGCATCGCCAAGGCGGCGCGCATCGCGCAATCAACAGCCGGTGGAGGAACGCCACCGCCCAATATTCTTGACGGCATCCAATCGCCAGAGCCGGTGACCGATGTTGCCGCGATCAGAAAAACATCCTTCTTAGGGGTCTGAAATGCATTCGACCGAAACAAAAGAAATCTTTGTCAGGTTCGCTGAACTGAAAAAGGTTCGGGCGAATTTCGAATGGCACTGGCAGGAAATCGCAGAGCGTATTTTGACCAGGTCGGCGGAATTTACCGGAGAACGGTCGGTCGGCGACAAGCGGACGGCGCTGCAATATGATGCCACCGCCGCATTGGCGCTGGAGCGGTTCGCCGCCGCCGTCGAAAGTTTGCTGACGCCTCGCGGATCGAAGTGGCACCGGCTGCGCGCATCCCATCCGGCGATTGATCAGGATGACGATGCGCGGCTGTGGTTCGATAGCGTCGAGGATATCCTCTTCAGATGGCGCGGTCGGCCCAAGGCAAACTTCGCAAGCCAGATGCATGAAGGCTACATGTCGCTGGGTGCGTTCGGCAATTCGGTTCTCTTTGTGGATCAAGACCCGGTAGCCGGCACCCGCTATCGCAACATCCATCTGATGAACACCTACCTTGCCGAAGACGAGATGGGCAATATCGACACGGTGTTTCGCGTTGTCGATCTATCTGCCCGGCAAGTCTTGCGGATGTTTGAAGACGGCGACCTGTCGAGGGCAATGCGCCTCAAGGCAGAGAAGCAACCCGACGAGCGGGTCAAGCTGTTGCACGTTGTCATGCCGCGTGAAGACCGCGACGAAGCCCGGCGCGACCGAAAGAACAAGCCGTGGTTCTCTGGCTACTTTGAAATGGACGGCGAACACCTGATCGAAGAGGGCGGCTTTGACGAAATGCCCTACATCCCCGGTCGGTACACCACCGGACCCAACGAGGTCTACGGTCGGTCGCCGGCAATGACTGTTCTGCCCGACATCAAGATGATCAACGAGATGTCGAAGACCGTGATCCGCGCTGGTCAGAAGATCGTTGACCCCCCCCTCCTGATCGCTGACGATGGCGTGGTGTTCCCGGTTAATACGAAACCGGGCGGGTCCACCTTTGTTCGGATGGATGGGAGGTCACAGGCTCCGGTGCAGCCCCTCCAGACAGGAGCAAGGGTGGACATCGGATTAGATATGATGGAGCAGCGCCGGCGCGTTGTGAACGATGCCTTTTTGGTGACGCTCTTCCAAATACTGGTGGAGACGCCATCGATGACGGCGACCGAAGTCTTGCAGCGCGCCCAGGAAAAGGGCGCCTTGTTGGCACCGACCGTTGGGCGCCAGCAATCGGAAACATTGGGACCGCTGGTCGAGCGCGAACTGGCGATCCTCCAGCGCCAGAGCTTACTGCCGCCCCTGCCCGACATTATGATCGAAGCAAACGGCGAGTTCGAAATCGAATACACATCGCCTCTGTCGCGGGCCATGAAGGCCGAAGAGGGCGTTGCCATATTGCGGACCCTGGAGATGGTGCAACCGATCGCCGCGCTCGATCCCAGTGTCATGGACAACTTTGACAACGATGAAATCGTGCGGCTCTTGTCGGAGACGAACGGTGCGCCGATGAAAATCATGCGCCGCAAGAAAGACATCCAGGCCACCCGCGAACAGCGGGCGCAGCAACAGAATATGCAAGCCGCACTCCAGGCGGCGCCGCAAACCGCTGACGCCGCCCTCAAGGTCGCGCAGATTTCGCAGATGGCGCAAGAATAATGGCGGCTGAAGAAGACCAAGCAAAACAGCAACAGGCGATCCTGCAATGCTACCGCAATGTTTTTCTGCATACGCCGGATGGTCAGATCGTCTTCAAGGATATGATGAAGACCAGTGGAATTTTCACCATAGTCGGAAATACCGACAACAACGAATTGCAACATCGCACCGGAGCGCAGGATATGGTGCGGCGCATTATCGGCATCCTGTCGTTGGATGAGGAACGCATCCTCAATATGGTTCTAAACACAGATGAAGGAGATCAAGACGATGGCTGATGATGGGTCCGTAGACACGGGTAACCCGGTTGCCACACCGGAGCAAGACGCCGCCGCCGCCGCTGCACCAGACCTAAGCGCAAAATCGGTCGATTGGGCAGGGGAGGATTACAGAGAATACGTTGCCGGCAAAGGATGGGGATCAGCCGACGATGTTTTGAAATCATATGCCAGCCTGGAAAAAGTCTACTCCAGTTCCGACAAGATGGCGGCGCCGGTCGAGGGCGAAGACATTTTGGCTTGGGACGGATGGGCGCGGCTGGGTGTGCCGGCAGAAAGCAAATCATACGCGATGAACGTGCCGGAAGGGTTTGAAAACGGATACGATCAAACGCTTGCCAATGATATGCGCGAGGTCTTCCACGAAGCGAAGCTGACGCCGGCCCAAGCCGAAATCCTGCATGACAAGTTCGTCGAGCGGGCAATGGGCGAAGCGAAAAGTGGCATCACGGATTCGCAGGAACAGATCGGCGCATGGGATAAGGCGCTCCGTGAAAAATATGGTAGCGCATACAATGAACGTGTCGCCGCCGGTCGCGCAGCCGTTGCAGAATTTGGTGGTGAAGACCTGGCGCAGTGGCTGACCGACAGCGGCGCCGGCAACCATCCCTTGGTGGTCGATGCCTTTGTGAAGGCCGGCATGGCCCTTGGTGAAACCGGCCAATTGAAAGAGGGCGCCAACACAAGCTTTGGTGTTACGCCGGAAGATGCCCAGAAAGAAATCGCGCAGATCAGAACACAGCCGGCCTTGACAGATAAGTTCGATCCAGAGTATCAGAAATTGAACGATAGGCTGACCGCGCTTTACGAACATGCCTTTCCAAGTGACGGCACCGATAGCAATATCGTCGTTACTGTCGGGTAACCGAAGGGTCCGACAAAACTGTGGGCGTAGCCCATCGCATAGCCAGCGTCTGGTAGTAGGGTCCGGCAACGGGTAACCCCGCGATTAAACCCATATCTTCAACCAAGCTGAAAGGATAGACATATGTCTGTTCAAATTACCACAGCAATGGTGGAACAATATGCGGGTAATGTCGCGCACTTGTCCCAACAGAAGGGTTCCCGTTTGCGGAACACGGTTCGCGTTGAGACAGTGGTTGGCAAGAATGCGTTTTTCGAGCAGATAGGTTCATCGTCTGCCCGGCAACGCACCTCTCGCCACAGTGATACCCCTCGCATGGACACTCCACATGCAAGGCGTCGAGTTTCGATGCTCGACTACGATTGGGCCGATCTTATCGATGATGAAGATCGTGTGCGCCTCTTGATCGATCCCACCGGCCCCTATGCACAGGCAGCGGCCTTTGCAATGGGGCGGGCGATGGATGACGCGGTCATCGACGCTGCCGATGGCACTGCCTTCACGGGCGTTGCGGGCGGCACCAGCACCTCCTACGATGCAAACATGACGGTCGATGTCCAAGTGGGTATCACGCCCGCCGCCGACACCGGCTTGAATATCGGAAAGCTTCGCGCCGCGAAGCAAAACCTCGACGCCAACGATGTCGATGCCGATATTGCTCGTTACTGCATCATCAACGCCAAGCAGTTGCAGAACCTCCTGGCCGAAACCGAAATCACATCGTCCGATTACAATGTGGTCAAGGCGCTCGTCCAGGGTGAAGTCGATACGTTCATGGGCTTCAGCTTCATTCGCACCCAGCGGATCGAAGTGGACGGCAACGCGGACCATAAAGTTCTGTACTACGCGCAGGACGGTTTGCTGCTAGGCATCGCCGCGCAACCGACGATCAAGATTTCGGAACGCGCAGACAAAAACCACGCCACTCAGGTGTTTGCCAGCATGTCCATCGGGGCTACCCGCATGG